CTTTCTGTTTTATCCTGTAGTGCATTTGCTTCTGTTACTATTATCGTACCTTCCTGATTTTTAGGATGAGGGTAAACCCAACCTTTAATATCATAGTATTTATTCTCATCAAGTGGCATATCACCTATTGTATACACTTTTCTTAAAACATATTTACCTGTATTTGTATCATCTGAGTATTTTATAACGTCATCAGCCATAGGTATTACAAGCAATTCTTCCATATTAGTGTGCTCTATTACATCAATCGTGAACTTATTACAGTTATAAATTCCTGATAACTTTTTAAGTACTAATTGAATGTAATCATCTGAAACCCCACACATTGAAATACTTTCTTTGTCAATTGGACTAATATCCTTATAAGCTATTCCAGAAGGTATACTCGCTAATGGGCATTCTGGTATTTTACATGTCTTCTTACCTTTACAAACATACTCAATTCTTTTAGGAATTATATATGGAGTTTGCTTTTTACCAGCTACCATTACATTTGATTTAACAAGACTTCCATAGTATTCTGCATTTGCTGAGTCTGAAAGCCTTATGTCAACTGCTTCGCCAACGTCTTTCTTTGGCAAACAGTTGCAAAATGAACCCGCACATTTTACCCTATCATAATCTGTACTGTTTGCTTCTTTAGTTCCATGTAAACTTCTTATAAACCCACAATCAAACTTATACTCATCTTCCTGGTATATAGAAGTTATAACTGACCATGTTGCTACTACTTTACTTTGTTTGTCATATGTTGTTTTAGCTGTTGTATGCTTTTCTACCCACGCTCCAAGTAAGGTTTTTGTTTCATCTAATTGGTAGCCAGCTTCTTTAAAATAACAAGCTAACTGTATTGTAGCAAGGTTTCTATCTCCATCTTTTTTCCAGCCATTACCATAAATATCTTGTACACATAAAGGCATTTCACTTTCTTTTGTAAAACTAAAATCACCTTTACTTGCAGTTATTACAGTGTTACTTATTAGTTCAAGTGCTTCTTCTTCCTTTCTCTTATAAAACTCTACGAATTTTGTGTTTAACTTTACTTTTTGTTTCTTTTGCTTTTCTCTTGGTAATGCAGCAAGCTCTTTTATTTCATCAGTTGTTAAATTTATAAGTTCATCATATGATAAATGTATCTTATATAATTTTGTTTTATGGTGTACACTATTTTCAAGTCTCAATAACCTTTTAATTGTGTATACAACCATATCAACTGATTCTACTGCTTCATACGTTCCATCTTCTTTTTTACCTGCTTTAAAACTTATATACTGTACTACATGTTTTAGTATTTTATGTAGATTTTTATTTGGGCTTATTCCCACAATTTTTTCATCTATTAAAATATGAAAACCTTTACTTCCAGAAAAATATATCTGTATTTCTGCTGGTGAAAGACCCATAGATAATAATTGAGTCACTACCTTAATAGCATCACTTTTTGATTTTTCTAGGTCAGCATTATCGATGTCAAAGTACAGTGGAGATATAAAGTCTTCATCTGGTTCTTTGACATTAGTTTTATAACGCTGCAAAGAGGCAAAACAATTGAAGTTGTTTGCCTCTTTATGCTGGTAGTCATCCACCTCTGTTACAGCTATACGTTTCCACTGGCCTTGCTCTGTGCCTGTACTATGCCAAACGTATGTATAATCGAACATAAGGTGTTCCTCCAGTTATTAAATTTTTAACATTTCTACTGCTTCAAATTCTATAGATATATAGTTCTGTTTATTTGCATTTGTTTTATCGACTGTTTTAAGCCTTACAACTACAGCAGATACTGGAGTCATTTTTGGTATTCCTGCTGGCTGATTTCCTTTTCTATAAAGTTCTGCTGCAAATTTACCGAATGCATACTTAGCAGATGTTGCAAGGTCAATCAAGAATACTTCAGGAACTTCAGACTTAATGCTTTCAACTGGTACTATTTGCATTAAGTATCTGCTTGCAATATCATCAGAAGAATGAGCTGCAGCAAATGCTTCATTGTTTTCTTTCATTTCTGCATACTTAGTGTACGCTTCATCGATTGTTCCTTCAGCTATTAGCAGCTGCCCTTCAAACTCGGAGCCTTCAGCACCCCAAAGAGTAAATCTTTCTTCGCCTTTTCCTATAATAACATCAATTGTTTCACCAAATTTTGTCTCTGTAGCTGCATCACAAAATTTGCCTTTACCATCAATCGTTATCCAGTTAGCAAGATACACAAAGTCAAGCCCAAGATTTGCATTTGCTGCCAAGAAGTCACCACGAACTCTTTCAACAATATCCCCAACTTTTTTTGCAATAACAGCTGCCGGGTTTTCACTCTTAACTGCCACATCTTTAACTTCTGTTGACTCTCCTACTTTTTCCATCTCTACAAGTTTAGTTGTCATTTAAACTACCTCCGTATTTTTATTACCGACTTAACGGCTATTTGTTTATAATAGATATTATATCACGTTTTGTTATTTAAAAATAATATATATTTTGATAAAAATTGTTAAAATGTATATATTCTGTATATGCTTATTTTGTGCATTCAGAGCATTTACCATCGCAGCTCATAACATTTTTACCAGCAGAGCAGCCTTCGTACTCTGTTACTTGTTCTTTTAACTCTGCTTTATCATAAAAACATACTGTATTTGTGCACGTATTACAGTCTGTTTGGCATATAATTTCTTCTGATAAATCAACATCAGGCAAAGCATCTACTGTAGGTATATCACCATAGAAGAAATTATCACATATTTCTTTTAAACACGAAGCATTTTTGCAGTTATCACCTATTTGTCTTCCACATCCCATTATTTTAGTCCCCCCATCCGAATAATTTTTTATCATTGAAAACATTGTAACTTTCTTTGTTTTTTAACTTTTTAGGTATTTCAAGACCAAGTCTTTCATACACCCTTCGTCTACTGTAATACTGATTTTTGAATATACCAACATTATAGTCTACATAATCATACCATACAGCTTTTGTTTTTCCTGGTGCTGGCCTTTGCAGTCTGCCTATTTCTTGCTCTACATTTCCGCCAGTTGCTATTGTTTTTGTTGCACCAGTTTCACTACATTTTTCAGTACTATCACCTCTTGCAGGGCTTATCTTATGACCAACTATAAGGTTTGGTAGGTCAAGTCCCTCTTTAGCTAACTTTGTTGCAAATAAAATATCAACTTTTCCTATTCTTGAGTCAGCTAATATTTCTTCACGCTGTTTCTTACTACAGTTAATTCTTGAAAAATCTTCGTCTGAGTAATTTTTTATTTTTACATGATAACCTTTATTGAACTTTATGTCTTCACATTGACCCTCATTAAACATATGGTCTGCTACTCTTTTACTTGCTACTCTCTGCCATTTATACTGTGACGTGCCCCCATGAATTAACTTTATGCTTACATTCTTTCCTATCTTTAAAAATAGCCTTTCAACTTCACACATAACATCAAAAGAATATTTAATAGAGTCAGATAAAACTAAACTAAACCCATACTGATTAAACCCATCAACAATATTTTGTGCTATTAAATTTATTCTATCTTTATCTTTATAAAGCAAACCAGTTATTTCAGAGTAGTTAACATCATCACCAGCATTAACCCCACCAACTTCATTTCTTTCTCCTGCTGTTGACATATGAAATTCAGTAAATATAAACTTAATCTCAGGCTTTATTAATTTTCCTGCCTCATATAAATCTTTCCTGTCAATCTTTATTCTCTTAGGCCCAATAAAATAATCAAGTACTGTAGTTAACCCATCTTTTCTTTCAGGCGTGGCGGTAAGACCAAACATCTGCCAAGTATCTAATTTTGATATTACGTTATTAAATACCGTAGCCATGTAGTGGTGTGCTTCATCTATTATTACAATATCGATAAACTCATTAAGTTGTTCTATTCTTTCTTCATTTAAGCTCTGGACTGTAGCAAATACAATATCATTACTACTTGAGAACTCACAACAATCTGAATTTATTTTTCCTATACTTGGTTTTATGAAGCATAGATTTGCCGCTTCAATTCCTTGGTTTAATAGGTCATTTGTGTGTGTTATCCACAAAGCCCGCCTACATTTCTGCTCAATTATGTGCATCCCTATTATTGTCTTACCGCTTCCTGCAGGTGCTTCAATTATACCATTTATGTTTTTCTCAACTGATTTTAATGCTTTTTCCTGATAGTCCCTTAGCTGTATTTTATCTGATTTTACAAGTATTGACAATGAGTCTTTATTTTTACACTTTGTTGTCTGAATAACTTGATACTTATTATTAGTTGCATCAAAGAACGCCTTAGGTACTATTAAATCAGAAAAATTATACCTAAAAAACTTAAGCGTTGGTGAAGTATTAAAAGTACTGAACCCATTCTTTTTAGCTGATACATACTCTGGGTTTGGCACTGTTAAATCATCAATTATTTTTGCTTGTAGTTCTTTTGGCAACTCATTAAAATTGTGTATTGTACAATCTTTATCTACTGTAATTTTTATCAATTTTTCACCACCTTACATTAAACTTTCTATATTCATAAATACTGTAGAAACTACTTTTGAATTTTCTTGCATTGTGCTAAAGTCAATCTTTTTTGAACCTGAATTATTTACTAGTTCAGCAAGCACATGAATATCAATAAAACAAATATATCCGTATGCTAAAAAATTAACCGCAACATACCCGTAATTACAGCATTTTATTCTTTTAAAATTTACGAGATTTTTTACCTGGTGCAGTTTTACTTCTGAACTGTTAAAACTTCCTGATTTTGTTGTTTTACATTCTATTAATAAATTTTTCTCTGGACCTATAACAAGAAGGTCCGGAGGTTTTTCCCCAAGACCATAATCACTTATAGGTAAAACCCAACAGCCTTTTTCAACAAATGCTTTAGCTAATTCTTTTTCAAACTGTAACCCTTCATCTCTTGTTTCTTTACCTATTATTTTCCTGTTCATTATCTTGCTATTTTTGTTGCTGTTAGGTTCAATTCAGCTGTTGCATTGTTAATTGTAGCTGTTGACTTGTTTATCTCAGCAGTTTCCATAGCTTTAACAAGATTTTCAGACTCTATTTTTACTATTTCCATCTTAGCCTGCATTTCTTTTGTTTTAAAAGTATCTCTCATTTTTAGTATTGCTTCTTCATTTTCAATTTTAATCTGTAGTAACTGTTTATTTACATCAAATTCAGCCAGTATCTGTTTTGACTTATCAGCTTCAGCAGCAAGGTTTGTCTGTGCAACGTCAAGTTCTATTACAGTTCTTATCATTGCTGATTTTTCTTTTAGTGCTTCAGAATTTATCTTATTTGCAAGAAGATTATTTTCCAACTGCCTCATTTCATTTTCAAGAGATAATATATTTTTGTCTATCTCATTTCCTTTCTTTATCAATTCAAAGCAAACTATAGACTTAAATGCATCTCTCTGTTCCGCATTACCAACCTGAAATAGCTGATTGTTGTATGAAGCCGTTTTCCCGTCTATCATCATCATCGCTTCATTTTCTTTTAGCTGCATTGAAATCTTATGGTCAAACTTTTTTTTCTTTTCAAATATTAGCTTTTCATTTACTTCTTTCATGTTTGCTATGATATTATCTCTCATTTCCCACTGATTTCCTAACTCTACAACTACCTGTGCTAAATCTTGTTCAAACCCTTTCATTCTAATTACCTCCATCCGTTTTATTTTTCTTTCTCTTTCTTTTAACTACAGTGATTGCATTTCTTAGCTTTTCAAGTTCTTCATCATTTAAGTTATGTAGTATGTTTATTACTGATTTTAGTATTCCATTATAAGGACTCTCAAACATCTTAAGCCTCCAGTTGTTTTATTTTCTCCGTTACAAGTTCTACAACATCATTATCATATTTATGTTTTTCTGCTAAAGTCTTTATAAGTGTTGAAACATCTGTAGCAAGTTCCTGGTTACTTGAACTTAAAAACTTTACAAACTCACTAACTTCCTGCTCTTTTTCTTTTGCAATATCAACTAATAGAAGATTGAAAGTTTTTTCTGGTTCTTCTATTGGTATATTTACTATTTTAACATCAATATCTTTTGTTCCTTCATCATTCCAATATAGTGTCAATATATATACTTTTGGTGTTCTATTTATTTCTGATATTGATGACCTTAACACGCTTCCAGGATTAAAGAAATATGTATTATTAAATTTCTTAACACCATATCCTAAATGGTCATGACCTGTAATTACAATGTCTGCTTTTGTATTCTGTATAAACTCATCCTGTAAACTACAATGGTCGAAAGGAACTTCGTCATTTACAAGCATACTATGAGCTATTACTATATTAAACTGACTATCATTTAGTTCAGTGTCATCAATGTGATAAACTTCCCTATCTTTGTCTATTCCATTATAGTAATTTTTAGCATATACTGTAATATCTGGACAAACTAACTTTTTAGGCAATATCTTTAAATAACCTAAACTATCTAAAAGTCCTAAAGGTGTTTCCAATACTTTACTTTCATTGTGGTGAGGTATGTCATGGTTTCCTATTACAGTGTATTTGTCAATTAAAGGAAACCTTGAAAACGCATAAATAAAAGGAAGTATATCATTATTTAGTTTGTAGGTATGAAATATATCACCTGTAAAAAATATCTTTTCACACTTTTCTTTATTTGCAGTTTCAAGTATAAAGTTCAATTTATTTATACCTGTCATTGCAAAGTCATCTATTCTTTTTACAGGAGTACTTGCACGAAAATGAGTATCACCTACAACCATTATTTTCTTTGGTTTATAATCCATCTCTATACCTCCTAACAACAGCTACAAGTCCTTCTTTTTTCACATTATATACTTCCGCTGCTGCATCTGCCATTTGAGCCCTTGGAGAACTCAATAAGATTGTTCTGTTAAATGTATTGCAGTATTCTGTTACAATTGATGATAATTTTTCAAGTGCCACATTGTCTACCATTTTTGTTGCTTCATCTAATATTAAAATCTTATTATCAATTATATTATTTACGGCTAAAAACATTGCTAAAGAGATAACTGTAATTTTACCTCCGCCAATCCCAACAAACGGTTTCTTTAATTGGTAACTATTTCCATTATAACTTAAAAAATAATCAATCTCTACCTGGTTTCTTCTTTCAACAAATTCCATCTTAAAACTATGCTTTTCTGGATATGTTGAATTAAGTAGCATTTCTACTACATAAGAAATATGAGTAGCAATTCTTTCTCTTGCCATTGCACTTGTGTTCTTTGCTAATTCAACCGCTTTTTCATATTTTACTATTACAGTTGTTAGCTTGTGAACTTCTTCCATTGTGTCACTTAAGCTTTTTTCTGTTATCTTTTTTAATGTTGATAAATACTTTACTTTATCAACAAGTTCTTTATGTACCATATTACACCTTCTTTAAAAATGTATTAAGTACATCTGTAACTTTTTCTCTTAAGAACAAAACTTCTGTGCTATCTTCTTGTCTAACGTACATTAACTTTTGCTCTTCATCTACAAAAATTACATCATTTATATTTACTCCTGCCATTGTAGCTGGCTTAAGTATGTCTTTTGGAACAGAAACAACATCATAATATCCTGAATTTTCTTTTACTATATATAAATCAGACTCACCAAGCCAAGTAAACATTGATTTTGCGCTTTCTTTCAATTCTACTTTTTTGAAATCTGGTCTCATAATTTACCTACCTTTGAGGCTCTGATTGACTTTGCTCTATTAACTTATAAGCCTCTATAAATTTATTTTCGCCACAGCATTTCTTAAATTTCTTTCCACTGCCACAAGTACACATATCATTGCGCCCAACATTTTTAACTGGGTTTATTCTTGGTACTGCTGCAGTTGTATTCTTCATTGTATTGTTTGGTATTATTAGTATTTTTGATTTTAGGTTTTGCTTTTCTTTGTAGTTTGCTTCCATTAGCTTAGCCCTTCTTCTATTTTAGTGATTGCTTCCTGTAATGCTTTTGTCTCTGCTTCAACTTCTTTTTCAAGTTTTTCTATTGTCTCTACTATGTTTTCAGGTGTTACTCCGTTTGCAGCCATTTCATTTTTTATCTGTTCAAGCTCTTTTTCTGCTTGTTCTTTACGCGCTTCATTTCTTATTAGCGCTGATTTTGCTGACTCAATTTTATCTTTAGCAATTTTTAATATTTCCTCATTCGTCATTTTCTATTACCTCCACTTTTGAATTATTTATTAAGTCTTTTCTAAGTCCGAGCCTGTACCACTCTTTTGCTAACATTTTAACAGTGGGTCTTTGGTCTTTAAGCGTTTCTTTACTAATTAAGTCCTCTATTGTATCTTGTCGTGTACCATGTCTCAAAGCATTTATACTTGCTACAATATCACTTCTTATTTCTTCTAACTCATTTACTTCTTCAGTTAGCTTCAAAAATGTAACAGTTCTTTTCTTTTCACTCAATTCGGGCCATCTCCTTTTATAATTGTGCCGCATAGTGGACACTCTCCTATTTCATGTAATTTGTCATGATATTCTTTTTCTACTGTTAATAAATCCGTGTTTAGTTTTTCAGTTAAGTTTACTACAGTGTTTAATGTACTTTGTGACATCTGTAAATCGACTGTCAATACTTTTAACTTTTTAATTTTAGCAATTTTTTCAGCAACTTTTACTATATCAACTGTATTAACCGTTGCTTTCATTAATTCTATTCTTGCTGCATGTACAAGTTTTTCATTTGTTGACTTATGACTTGTTAACAAAGAAGAAAGTACCATTATTTTATTCATATTATCACCTATCTGTTTTGCGTTGTTTTCAAGTAGTGTGAATGCCCTGTTTCCATCAAGTTGTTTGTAAGCTTTTCCAAGTTCAGCTATCACTTCACTTCTTTTTTCTTTCATACTTTCTAATAATGCTTTTCTTTTATTCTTTTCTACTATTGTATTTAGCACTGTGTAATTGCATGCAAGCTTACTGTTTATTGTAATACTTGTATTTAATTTTTGCATTGCTTCAACTACAGTGTTTAGTTCATCATTTGATGTTTTTATTTCTGACAGCTTTTCATTCTTCTCAATTAGCTTTTTCATGTCTTCAGTGGATTTTTCAATTAAAGGTTTTAACTCTAACCTAAAATTAAGTGTATAAAGTTCTTGTTTCACTGTTATATTTTGTGCTGATAATGCTCCAAGATAATCAATTCTGTTTTTCTTACAGTCTTTGCTTGCTTCCATTACTTTTATCTGTGTGTTACTGTATTTGTTAACAAGCTTAATGTATTTTTCCAGTAACTCATCTTTTTCTTCAAGTCTGCTTAAATCCATAGAAAGTAAGTCAACAGTTTCAAGTTTATCAAGTTTACCTTTTAACGTATACTGTTCTGATATTTTTGTTTTCTGCTGCCTATTAAAATTAAGTACATCAGATTGCAGATTTTTAATTACCTTATCTAAAACGTCTGTACCTGCAAAATATCCAAAAAACTGTGCATTGTAGCTGCTCGCTTCTGATAATAAGAACAGATTATCATGCTGGAACCAAAAGTTCATATTAAGTTCATTATCTACAAACTTAATATTTTTTAAACCAAATAGCTGCTCTACTATTGCTGGAACATCTGTTTTAAAATATTCTTCTTTTACTCCATCAATAATTACAGTATATTTTGTTTTTCCTTTTGTATCTCTTTCTTTTCGTATTGACCAGTTATCTCTTATTATTGTAACAGCTGCAAAATCTTTCCCGAAATGAATAAACTTGTCTCCTTGGATATTATTAGTAACTACCCAATAAATACCCTGTAATGCAGAACTTTTACCTTGGTCATTCTCACCAGTCACTACAGTTAATTCACCATTTGGAATCACAAAAGTAGATTTAACGTGACTATTAAAGTTTTCCAATATTACTTCCATAGTTTCACCTCCTTATTAGCATTTGAATATCAGCTATTCATTAATATTATTATATCACGTTTTGTTATTTAAAAATAATATATATTTTGATAAAAATATTAAAAATGTATATATAAAATATATAATAAAGAAAAAGTGCGTTACAAAAATAACAATCTTTAAATATTATAATATTATAAATTATTAATATTTAAATATATAAATATTAATATATATCTATACTACAATATTATTGATTTTTAATTTTAAAAGTGTATATATCTATAACAAAGTGTATTAAAATGAAACGGTCAAAATACACACACTGACCGGGATTTAGGGGCCTATAGGGGTATATGCCTATTTTTAAAAGCCTAAAAATTAAAAACAGTTTTCTAAAAATTTGTGAGGCCTAAAATATTGTGTGTGAAGTGTATCAAAATAAACAATGTGTATCAAAACAAAACAATAAAAATAAATTACAATAAAGAATAATAAATAACTAAAGGATTTTAATTATTATTTTATTTATATTATATTTATATTATTACTATTATTTATTATGCATTCTGTGGTTACACTAGGCTTTTACCTTAACTTTATGTAAAAAATGTGTTATCTCATATGGCGAAGGCTATTTTAAGGTATATATTTATATTAAGGAGAAAAAGAAAACCCGTATAGGCTATTATACGGGTGTGAATTTTTAAGTTTTATATAGATTTTAGCTATTTAGGCCCCAATATCACTACATTTACAATTTACAAGGTCTGGTGTCTGTAGTGTACTAACCTCTATCCAGTTTCCAAGCCTGTCAGTATAAGTGGTTTCACCAGCGTTTCTCATTAAACCAACTGTACTATATGTGTTTGCAGTTTGTCCTATAACATTTATAGGCAACCCATTATTACCATCAGCAAAATTAGCAGTAACACAGTATGAAATCCTGTAGTCATCATTAATGTCAATAACACCAAACTTTCCATCCGTTGTAGTAAATACTAGACAATATGTTCCTACTCTTTGTTTCCATCTTGCTGTACAAATATTATATGGAAGTGTTATAGACTTTACAAATACAATGTTTAAGTAATTTCCTACATACTCACCAATTGTATAAAAATTAACTGTGTTACCTTCAACAATAAATATCTGCCCATTATCATTTATGCCAATTGCTTTTACATTCCAAGGGTCATTAAATATTATACTTTTACCTGTATCAGAGTAACAAAGCCAGTGATAGTCAAAGTTTACTGAAGGCGTTATAATCATAAGTCCAGTTTCCCATCCAGCATACTGACCAAGCATTATTATATAGTTTCCAGATTTAGAAACATCATGACAATTTACTACCTGTTGTTTTTGTTGAGCTGTCGGATTTGTAGCTATTGGTATAAAGAAATATTCAACCCAAGACCCAGCAGCTCCATATAGTTCAATAGTATAAGTTAGAGCCATTTTACCAACGTTAGCTTGTGACATCCATTCAAACTCATGAACTTTAACTTTTGTTGAGCCCGTACTATCACTATGACTTACATTGTACTTATTCCATGTATATGCATTTGTAACTACAGTATTTACATTTCCACTTGTTGCTGTTACCTCTGCCACTTTTGCTCTTGACCACATTTTATTCCACCATATAGCTTTTCTAACTCTTTCTAATCTTGCTTTAAATACTTTTTCATTTGCAAGAATAGTGTGTAGTAGATTAGCTGTAATAGGTAAAAGTGGTGCTGCAATTTTATCATACGGTGTTGAACCGTTATAAGCTGGCAGTTCATATTCTTGTTTTCCGGCATAAGGGGCATCACCAACTGTGCACCATTCTTTAAAACTACCTGTAATCTCCGGTGCTATTACTTTATAAGGTTCACCATTATAAACTGTGATACATCTATTGTGCACTCTTAACTCCAAATCTGTTAACCAATTATTATTTCTTTTCTGCTTATACGCTATAGTGAATAAAAAATAATCTGTAATGTAATTTCCTGTTCCTATATTGCCTATTTGCTTTATATCAGAATCTTGCATACCAACATGACTTCTTGTATATTTTGATATTTGCTGCCTTGTGTCTAATAAAGTAAGTTCAACACAGTGTTTTTCATAAGCAATTTTCTTTTCAATAACCCTCATTAATACAGACATGTTATCCTCCTAAGTTTACTAAATCATTCCACTCTGTTGCGAGCAAAGTGTTTAAATTAGCAAATAAAGTTACTTCTATTTTGTTATCATCTGGGTAAGTTAATCCAAGTTCTGTGCACAATGCCTTAGTATAAACAGAGCCATCAGTCCAATAATCCGTGCCTATAACAGCATAAGGTGTTGAAGTATCTACAGTTGTTTGAGCTATTCCTCTAAGTCCTATGTTTGATGTTCTCCAATTTATTATATCATCACTGGAAAGAGAAACATAACCACCTAACTTAACATCTTTACCTGAGCTATAAAATACGGATATACCTATTGTTTGTGCGTTTTCAGCATAGTTTTTTAATACATTTGTCTGTATTATATTTGATAAGAGTTCACAGTCAGTATCATTCCATTTATCTTTTACAGAGCCCATTAGTTGTATTATTCTTGGAGTTTTAGGTAACAATGACTTATATCTTTTAATTGAGTCTGGATTAACATATCTATCAGCTCTATAGTATGCTTTTTTAATAGAGTCATATTTAGAATGTATTTCTAAGTTATTAACTACATTAGAAAAATCTATGCCCCTATTTGTTATTTTTACAATGTCGTTATTACCTATTACTGAAATTCCAGGTATGTCTTGTGCTGTAAATGGCTGCTGTGTGTATAAAACCAAAGTGCCATCTGTATTAGGTGCACAATAACAACTTGAAACTAAAAAACAGTTTGTCTGTATAAATTCAAGTGTTCTTTCTATTGGTTCATAAAATCTATACACAAGATTGTTTAATACAGTATTATCAATTCTTGCTTTCATTGCTGTTATTTGTACATCTGGTAAAAAACTTCCCAATCCTATGTCATTTAAAATATTCTTTGCAAGGTCTAAAGGGTGCCCAGTAAACTCAATAACATATACTGTATTATCCCACCAGCCAGAAGTAACAGCATCGCTTGGGATTTGTGATGTACTTGTTATTTTCTTTTCTTCTTTTGTGGTTGGGTCTGTATAAATTGCATACTTCGTAAATCCAGTAGGTGCATTTGAAAAATTACTTACTGACTTCTTAAAGTAATAATCTGAATAAGTACCGTTTCCATTGTCTTTTTGTACTAAACTTTGTTCTTTACCTTTTTCATTTATATCTACTATTTCAAGTGTATACATTGTTTCATATGCATCAGGTTTCACGCTTCTTAAAAATCCAGTATACAGCAATATTGGGGAAGAGTCAACATCAACATAAACTTGGCACACAGTGTTGCTGAGTGTACTTGATATAGTTTCAAGATTTGCATGCAACCACTGACTTACAACATAATCATCATTTATTAATTTACACTGTAATCCACCTAATACAGATGTTGAGTCTGCTGGGTTTACTTCCTGTGATATACCAGATGGAGTTAATAAATAATTCTGTGTTGTAAAAGTTTTAGGTGTTGGCGTTCCTATCACAACTCTATAAACTATTGTATGCTGTGTACCTGACTTGTCAACATAAATGCCTTTTCCAGATTCTTCATACAAGTCTATATCTATATTATACAATGTTGCTGTTTTATTTACTGAATACGATGATATAAAAAACTTTACATTTCCACCAATATCATAATTTATATGTTCTCTAAATGCTTTACCATACTGGTTATCTGTTATATTTATCTGATAGTAAGTATTATCTTTATAACTATCCAACGTTTTTACTATAGCATCATATTGTGCCTGTGTTAAAGCTTGTAATGACATCTTATATTTATCTTTTGTGCTTCTTACTATTACTTCCCTTATTCCTACACTGTTTTCATTTAGTATTTCACTTTGTTCTGTTCCAGTATATTTAAAAGACTTTAATCTTGTCCAATCAATGCTTGCTCCGAATAAACTTATATTTGCCATTTATCCCCCTATCACAGTTAAATCTACTGTAATTTTCTTATCAGCATACGACACTTTATCAACATAAAATCTAACATCAGCAAGTAAACCTGACCTTAACAAGAAGCACTCAAATGGTTTTTCTGTCAATGGTAACTGTATTTTTGTCAGTAGTAGCTTAGCATTATTTATATTTCTTATTACAGCTATTTTATCGGCTTCTACTAAATTCTGTAGTACCAAAGTATACTTATCATTTCTACTTAATTTTAATTTTGCAGATGTTGAAATTTCTTTATCTTGACCTATCACTGTTAAATCAGAGTTATTAAATTTAAAAGACTTAACGTATTTAAACGCTAAGTCTTTACCGAATATTATCATTAGTTATCACCGCCTATAACAATTTCCACACCATCATCTATTGCTTGCCCTATTTCAGGAACAAGCTTTCTTATAATTTCTGCATCAGTTGTGTGGATATATAGTCTCTTTTTATCTTCAGTTTTTGTTTCAGTAGTAGTTGTATTTCCGTCATTAAACTTGTCTACTTCTGTTGTGTCTACCTGTATTGCATTGGCTGTTACTCCAAAAGTAGCTGCTATTGCTGCTGCTTGCCCTGCTGCTGCTAAGTGACCAGGAACTAATGGCCAAGTTAACGGGTTTGCCAAAGCTATTAAAGCCTCACCACCCTCTGCTAACGCTTTAAGTCCCCATTTAGTACCTTCAGAATACATCCATTCTTTTAGTTCTTGTTTCATAACTTCTCTTAGCATAACAAAACCGATTTGCTTCCCTCTTATTAGTCTATCCATTGCAGTATTTTGCATTTTCTCTGACCAATTATGTAAATCAACTTCTTCCTTCTTTGCCTCTTTTAAATCAGCAAGGTACTTATCGTCTATTTCTTTTTTCTTTTTAGCTTTTTCTTCAGCAGACAAAAGATTATCATTTTCTAATTTATCCAAGTCTTTATAATACTGTTTTGTTATTTCAGTGGAATACTTGTGAAAACCTATAGATTTTGCTAAGTTAAATTGTTTGCCCTCTGCCTCTTGTGCTTCTTGTCTGGCTGTTAAAACTTCTTTACTTAGGTCTCCTTCAAACTTAGCCTGGTCCATTATAGCTTTATTCTTTTGTTCTACTTGTGACATCCATTCTTCTAAATTATTCCAGCCTTCTTCTAATTGTTTGTCTTCTTCTGCCTGCCTTTCTTCGTCTAACTCTTTTTCAGTTTCAAGTGCCATAGCAGCTTCTTCATTCCAAAAATCTATATCTTCCTGTCTTTGTTTTTCTATTTGGTTATTTATGTATCTTGTAAATTCTGCATCATTTTCTTGTTTTTCAGTAAACACGTCTCTAAGTAAACTGGCCTTTTCTTCTGCTTTACGCCATTCTTCATCTATTCTAACTGACTCACCTTTTATGTTTGATATAGTTTCACCAGCAAGTAATTCTTGGTTTGTTATAATTTCATCAATGTCATTTTTAAGTTTAGCCTTATCATATGCCTTTTTCTTTGTATCAAATTCATTAGCTATACCTATTGTTTTTTCATATATGTTTTTTTCTTTTTCATATTCAGCTTGTATTATTTCATATTCAACTTCATTTATATTTTTATTAGCAAGGTCTAACTCTGCTAATTTCATTTTATTCTGTGCATCTCTCCATCTATTAGTAACAGATAATGAAAGACCACCAAATTCTTTATCACCTTCTTCATTTGTTTCTGTAGCTGATGTTTTGGGTTTTACATTTTTTTGTGCTATCCTAAACTTTTCTAATGCTTCTTGTGCCTTTATGTAGTCAGCTCTTTTTTCTTCAGCAAATTTATCTGTTGACCATTCTACAAAAGGTCTATATCTTTTTGCTGCCTCTTCCCATATCTTTTTCTTTTTTTCTATATCTTTAATTAATTTTTCTTCTTCTGTTTTATCTGCACCAGTAGCAGAACTTACTATAAACTCCCAGCCTACTTTAAAGTTTTCTTTATATGCTTTCCACCAAGATGTTTTATTAAGTTCAGCGTCTATATCAGCAAACATCTCACCTGCAGCTTTTGTTAATTTTGATATTGCCCCGAGTACTACAGTTGATAATGACATAAAACCTTTAAGCGGATTTTCTATTAGTTTGCCGACATCAGCCATAGCAGAAAATGCTTGATTTTTAAGTTTTAACCATTCACCATTAAGTTCACCAGAAGACCTTGCTGCGTCTCCTTCAAATCTTATTCTCTGTTGCATTAAAGAATTGTAGAACGCCATTCTTTGATTAGCATTTGACTGAAGGTCTATACCATTACTTATATCTATATTAGCCCGTTTCATTATCTGACTAAATCTTTCTGTAAGTCCTAAGTTATCTGTTAACTGTACTCTTCCAGTTCTTATACCTTTAGCTGCGTCAACAAATGCCTGGCCTAAATCTCCTATTGTGTTATTATATGCGCCTATGTCCTTCATTGCTTTTGCCATATTCTCAGCTTGGTCAACTGTATAACCAGACTGTATTAAGTATCTTAGACCTTCTGAAGCTTGTTTAACTGTTAGTAAACCATCTGAAGCAAGCTCATTCATAACTTTTGTTGATTGACCTACATCTTGGTCAAAAGCTCTTGCAGTAGCAGCAAGCGCCTTTAATGCAAAATCTGTCTTAAGAATTGCATCTCCTACTTTTGTAAATATACCTACAACAGCACCAACAATAAACATTTCTTTCATAAAAGAACGAACACCATTTGAAAGTGATGCAAATGACAATTCAGCCTTTTTGTTAGAATCAACAACTCCAGCATTGCTTTTTACTATTTTATCGGCAGAGTCAGCATGTGATTTTTCCATATTTACTACAGTTTGTTTTGTTGCTGCTTCTATGTCATTTAGTCCTTGTGAATAACTTGATACGTCTAAGTCTGCTTTAATAATTACATCAGCATCTCCAGAACTGCTTGACGAGCTACCTGAAGAACTTCTTTTATATGATGAACGAGATGGTCCGCTTTTTATCCTTGCCATTAACTCACACTCCCCGGAGGCATAACTCCAAAAATATTGCACAACTTTATAAAATCTTCTTGTGTTGGTTCTACTTCTACTTTTTTAGTTTTTATTACAGTATTTATTGTTTTAACTAAGTCTTGCTTCAATTTAAAAAATTCATCTTTACTTGTGCCATATTCTAAATATGTCCAGTTATCTATTATCTTTGACATTCTTAAATCTTCTTCAGCTGTTATTACTGATATGCTTTCATACATCTGGAAAAATAACCTATAAGGTAACTCTAAAACACTGTAATAATGATATGCAGGAAAATATCTCATAAGTTTAAATATCATATGATTTAAACTTAATCCTGTTACAATATATGTTGGTCCTTGTTCTTCTGTAACTGTTTCATATTCTCCTGCATCAGTTTTTTTGTTGCAAGTACCTCATCAAACAAAAAATGCTCTAAGTGTACTATCTGGTCATTATTCAATTTTCTTACTTTTATTGTTGGACATATTTTGCTTACTAAAAACTCAAGATGTTTTATTCTTGGTGATTTTCTATACCTTGTTATTTTATTTATTAATATTCTAAAAGTACTTGGGTTGTAAAGACTATCTATTTCTTTATCTTGTTTATTTTCAAATTCAAGCAATGCTATAAAATCTTTTAATTTCATCTGTTTAACTTCATGTAGTTTTCCTTGAAATTTAATACAGTTTGTTTTTACATACTTTTGCACATTATCTAAATCAAAAAATGTTTCTTCCATGCTTTCCTCCGAGTTTATAAAATTAACCCCGTACTTTTACATACGGGGTTTCATTAATTATAGGAATGTAAGTGTTCCAAGTTTTCCTGTTGAGTCACAAAGAGCTGTAAATGTTAAGTCTGCTGCAAAGAATTGTCCGTTTTCTGACTTATATTTTATGTCAGCTTTTACTGTGCACTGGTCAAAACTTATTTTATCTATTGACTTGTATACTGCATGAGTTGGTTTCATTGACAGAGGCTTATTTGGTACAGCCATATTTGTATCAGCCATTATATCATAAGTCTTTACACCAGTCTTTTTAAAGATTGTTGAAAACTCATCATAATACTGTATTGGAATTTCTACCAATGTCATTTTTATAGAACCTTTTGTACCTTTTACCACAGTTGCTACAGGGGTGCTTCCGTACTGGTCAACTGTAAGGTCTTCAGTTTCAGACGCTATGTTTACTTCTGGTGCCCCTTTTGTCATTCCCAAAATCATACCACCTGAGCCATAAGAGTAATTAACTCTTACGGTGCTTCCAACTGGTGGTGCTGTTCCAATTGTCACTACACCTGCTGCGGTTATGACTGCTTGGGACCCTGTTGGTGAGCCAGTAGATAGTATATTTGCGCCTGAGTAAACGGTTTCAGTACCCCCAGAAGACGTTACTATTACTGATAGCCCTACTACAGTTGTTGTTTTCTTTAACTGAAACGCCTTATTTGTTCCATCTACGTTTCCGGAAGGCACCTCATTTGCTACTGGTGTTCCGCCTGTACTTCCCCATGTTACTATTGCTTGACCTATGTTTACATTTTGTAAAACTTCTGCCATTTAATTTTCCTCCTTTTTATTTTCAGAGTTTCCACAATTTGTGGTTCGCTCATGAATTAATGTTATTTGTGTCATTATTGTATCAATTTTATTGTTTATATTATCTATTGCGAAGCATATAGCATCAAGGCGTGTAGAGTGCTTATCGTCTTTATTTACTACTATATTTACGGTATCCGCCAGTTTATCAATCTTAGTACAAAGTTTATCAATATTGTCATAAAGATTGTTCTTATCTTCACGCATAATTTGTATGAACTGTTCCTGCAAATTACTGTTATTTTTAATCTGTGCAAGTTCTTTTTCTCTTTGAATGTCTTGTTCTCTCTTTTCAGCTTTAACCCTTTCAAGCTCAAGAGTTTTATTTGTTTCAAGTATCTTCATTTCTTTATTGTATGAAAATTTTGCTATTATGTATGCAAGCACAAAACACATACCACCAGCACCAAGTATTTTCCATACCTCAACATCTAATGTCATAACTGCATTCCTTTCTTTCCAGGAAATGTTACAGGATTATAAAATCCCCACAGCCTTGGAGCTCTTTCTTTATCATCTGTGTGCACCCATGAAACACCAAGCTCTATTCCCTTTATGTTAAGATATTTTTTCTGATTCTTAATTATATACTGTCTTATTGTTTCACTATCAACACGCTTACCATCTTTAAAACATAACATATCGCTTGCTCCGCCTTTATAGTGCTGGGCTGTTGGACTGCCCTCACCACAACCAGGAACTCGCAGCCCTGACCACTGTCTAACTTCATGCGTAAATGTTTCTAAGCAATGTTCATGCATGTACCAGTTGTTTATTACGGCATGCGTTATTATCCCATTTTTCTTTAAGTCTGAAACTAGTTTATCTAAATCGTTCCAGTAAGGCATTCTTAATTTCTTCTTAATGTTTTCAACTGCCATAGATTTCATCGTTGTTCTACTGACACATTCTTCTAATCCAAAGTTAGCCAAAAATTTTTCCAAAGAGCTTCACCCCCTCAAGGCCTGCACCCAAATAATTGCCTTTTGTTATGTTTGTAACTATATCTGCAACATCCATGACGTTACTCATTTGTACTTTTGGCGCGTTCAATTTTACTGACTTGTTCATTATACTGCTTGCAAATTCAATAAAACTAACTTTTCCATCATCTGTAACAAGTACTTCTATAATAGCAAGTATATCGTCTGCATTATGTAAACCATCATTATTTACATCTGGAATGCAAAAGAACTCAGTGTCAAACTTACTAAAATCTACATTTTTCAAATAAGGTTTAGCTGTGTTAAACAGAGATATAAATTCTTTTTTCTTTCCTATTGCTTCAAACTCATTAGAAAGTATTTTTATCACAGTATTTGTTAGCCCTACAGTTGATACTTTTCCGTCCATAGTTATACACTGTTTTACAACAAGCTCTAAATCACTTTTTGTTACAAGTCCATCATTATCAATATCAAGTATTTTTACCATTTGTACCTCCTTTAGTCTATATTTACAACTACAAAACTACTTATATTTGCAGGTGTCATTAACGTTTTTATTTTAACTTTATCGTTTATTTTAATATCATAACTCCAAAATCCTTGTAAAGCTATATCATTGTAAATTTTAGGAGCGGTACATTTATCATAGTCTCCTTTAAATGGATTATAAACAATATAATCATCATAACCAGAACAAGCACCTATTCCAACTTCAATATCTTTAGTAAACTTTGTTGTAATAAATACTCCATAACTTTCTCTATAAAAAGAATTAATCATGTGCATAACCACAATGTTATCTTTTTGAACTGCAACTATGTCATTATTATTATTCAACAAATAGTTCCAATTATAATGAAGATTTACTGTATTAAATAGTACATTCGTTTCTGCAGTACAACTTACAAACAATGTTACAATTAAAATTATTAATTTTAGTAACTTCAAACTTGTACCTCCTTTGTTTTAAGACTTATATAACCTGATTAATTTCTTAATCAGGTCTATAAATATTAAATTTAGTTATAATGTTTTGTTACCAAATACTTGTTTATCTCATTTAGTACATCATAATCAATTACTACTTTCATTTTTAGCCTCCTAACTAAGCGTTAATATTGTTGAACGTAAAACATTATCAGACCCCTTCATTGTTATTCTTAATTGTGTATCACTTTGCCAAGAAAACTGAATATCGTACTGTGAAAATTCAGATGTCGAACCAACACCCGCAACTGTATTAATAAATACTTTATTAAATAAATATTTCAGCTTATCTATCGCATTAACATTACCACTCGTGTCTGCTATGAGCACTCTGTTTCCTGTTCCTATGAGGTCATTAATCTTGAATTTACCATCACTAGAACATGAAAATCTTTCTACTTCAGTTGAACCCTTGACAGCTTTAAAAATATAGCTACCATACACAACATCAGTTCCTTCAAAACTACGGAAAATAGTTTCACCACCACCTGCTGTAATACTAAGTCCTTGTCTTGTATCTTCTTCTCTTTTAATTATGAATTGTGGTCTTGAATTTGTGCTCTGAATAAGATGTGAGCCTTTTACTTGTAACTTATTAACTCCATCGTCAGTTGTTGTGCCGATTAGTAAGTTATTATTAGTCGTAAATCTTGCTGCCTCAATAGAATTTATGACAAACTGTAAGCCGTGATTTGATATAGTACCAAGTACGCCAAGAGTAGAATAAGACAAAACTGTTTTTATTGTGCCATCAGTTGATTCAAAAGACTTAGCTGTTGTACTACCTTCGACATGCAAACTCATTTTAAGTGTTTTTGAATTATTCGCTATTTCACAAATACTACTTCCTGTAGTATCTAATGTGTCTACTACTGTATTGTCAATTTCAAATTTTGGATAAAAATCGTTGAGACCTAGCGCTGAATATACAACGCCTGCGGCATAATCATTGGTTCTTACTCTAATATATATACCAAGGTTACTTTCATCAATATCCTTTGCACAGACATATAATAATCTTTGGTTATAAGACACCTCGTCTACTTCAAATCTTGTATTTAAAGTAAAATAGTCACCTTTTGCTATTATACTAAATGATTCAATTGTATTACTAGAACTAATATGCCCTATAAACTTAATATTGAACCCGCTGTATTTTGGTATAATAGCAATTCTAAGCCACTGTGTCGTTCCAATTGGTATAGACGCACTTTCCCTTCTAAACTTAGTTGACACAAAATCTACACCACCACTGAATTTAACACTACCATTAATCTGTAGCTTATTTATCCCGTCGTTTGTTGTTGTACCTACTAATACTGTGTCAAATGACCATACACCGTTAGCATTTTTATTACCAGTTATATTAGATTCGTTTCCTGTGTTGTGTATCACAGAATTATCATTGGCTTTTAAATTTAATGCTGTTTGGGTTGCTAATGATATTGGTTTATTTGCGTCAGAAGTATTGTCAACATTTCCTAATCCAACTTGACTTTTTGTAGTGCTGTGTGGATTATTTGTGTCACCTGTATGACCAGAAATCTGTGCCTGGAGCTTGCCCATACTAACTAACAGGCTGTCAGCTGCTACAACAGGTGAATTTGCAGTAAATACGATACCTGACATAGTAGTAGCTCTTGCTGCTGACATAAAATCTTGCCAAGTTTTATCACCTCTAAAGAACTGTGCCGTTGTTCCTGCACCAGAGATTACAGGTTCTTTAGTTGCGTCTACTACAGTAATATCAACTGTTCCATCAAAATTTACTCCATTTATTTTTCTTGGTGTTGTAAACTTTGTTGCAGATAAGACATTTTTACTTGCGTCAGTTGTGTTATCTACATTTCCAAGACCTATATCTGATGGTGCTAAATCTACACCATTGATTTTATATTTTTTACCTGCTGGAATATTTATTCCACCACCAACAGTATTCCACCAACTATTTACATTACTCCAAAATACTCCAACATTTCCAGAAGGTCTATAAACTTCCATACCAGCACCTTCAGATGTTGCGTCGGTACCTTCTTTATTTGTTCTAAATATTTTATCTTTTATTTCTGTAATAGTTGCAAAAACAACATCAATAGCACCTGTTAATGTTATATCTCCATTAACGTGTAAACTATTGTTTACTGTTACTTTTGTATCAGAGCTTGCCTCTATTGTGTCTGTTTTTACTCCAGCACTAAAAGTCTGTTTTGCTGTAAAATTACTATCTGTGCCTTTTGTTGCTTTCAAATCTAATGCATTTTGTGTTGCTGCGGATATTGGTTTATTTACATCAGACGTATTATCAACATTGCCTAATCCAACTTGACTTTTTGTAGTGCTGTGTGGATTGTCAGTTCTTGATATATGGGTGTCGGCAGTTGTTTTATTTCCTGTTATCTGTGCCTGTAGCTTTCCTAAACCAACAAGTACTGAGTCTACAGCGGTTATTACAGCATTTGTTACTAAAGACAAACCAGTCATTTTTGTAGCTCTTACATCATTTTCTAAAGTCTGCCAAGTTTTATCACCCCTGTAATACTTGTCAGTTGTTGAAACTTGTATGTTTGGTTCTTTAGTATTTTCTAAGTTTGTATCTGCGTTTTGTCTTGCAATTGTTTCAGCAGATAAATTACTGCCTACTGTATCTATATTTTGCTGTAAAACTGTATCAGCACTTTGCCTTGCAGTTTCTTCACTTTCTAAACCAGCAACAACAGTATTTATATTTTGCTGTAAAGTTTGGTCTGCTCCTTGCCTTGCAGTTATTTCAGTTGATATGCTTTCAGCAACAGTGTTTATGTTTTGCTGTAAAACTGTATCAGCACTTTGTCTTGCAGTTGACTCAGCAGTTAAATTACTACCTAATGTGTTTATATTTTGCTGTAAAACTGTATCCGCATTTTGCCTTGCAGTTGATTCAGTTGACAGGCTATCAGCAACAGTGTTTATGTTTTGCTGTAAAGTTTGGTCAGCTCCTTGCCTTGCGGTTGACTCAGTTGACAGACTATCAGTTATCTGCTGCTGCAAATTTGCAACATCAGTTTCTCTTTCAGTTTTCTCTGTTTGAAGTGCTGCGTTTATTGTTGATATTTCAGTGTCTTTTTCACTTAACTGCTGTTCTCTTGTTTGTGTTTCAAGTGCTAGGTCTTGTGTTACATCAGTTATTCTATCACCAAGATTTGCGTCCGCAGTTTGTCTTGTAAGTTCTTCTGCGTCAAGCTCATTTTGTATATCATCAAGTCTTGTATTTAACTCTGTGTCAGCAAGTTCTCTCAAGTCTGCCTCACTTTTTACAGTGTCAATTATTTGCTGCGACATACTTGTAAATAAACTGTCTAACTTAAAACTCGACCATGTATGACCTATTCCTATCAAATCATCATTAAGTGCTAATGCACCTGGAACTCCTTCATCACCTTTTTCACCTTTTAGTGAAGCAAGTGAAACAAGATTATAGTAAGTTATTTCATCAGTATATTTCCATGCTATATATCCGTTAACTATGCCTAATGTTACTTCTCTACCATTTTTACCATCTTGCCCAAATACAAAACCGCCATTTTCTGCATCAGCCTCTAGTTCCTCAGATGCTGCGATAAATATACCACTCTCTGTATCTTCATCAACATTTGTATTTAACTGAGCATTTAGTTGTACCTCTCTTAATGCCTTTATCATGTTATTTACTACAGTTAATTTGTCTGCTACAAGTTCTTCATCTTCAGCTCCCGCGCCGATTGAGTAGTGAACGTGCCATTTTAGCAGTTCTTTTAGAGAGTCTGTTTCTATGAGTTCAGGTTTTATAAATATTTTAATATACCCGAGTGCTCCAGCTTCGTACTCACTAATGGCTGCATCAAGTTGCTCTGTTGCATCACTTGCTGACTCATCTATATTAAGCCATCTACAAAAAGTTAACTGCATACCTGGGTTAAAATCTGCATGAGTTAAATATCCCATAAAAACCTCCTTTAGAAGAAAAGCGCTCAACAATAAATTGAAGAGCGCTGTTATTTATAAGTAATACTAAGCTTTTGTTATTACCGTTCTCTGTATTGCATTTTTGTCTGATAGAACTGGAGCATAAGCTGACTCTCCAATTATTTCTTTTGTCTTTGCTTTAGGGTCAACAAAAGTTCTTACAAGCAAGTCTGTTCTTACTATCTCAATGTCTTCACCATTTACATACGTAAGACCTGCCCAAGACTTATGCAATCTGTCTGTATTGTACATATGAACGTACATTCCAGCATCAGCAACAGAAACGCCATCATCTACCATAGTAACTGTAGTATGCATTTCAAGGTTTTTACCGAACACATTTGCTATAACAAACTCAGCATTATCTGTAGTTAATTTAGCAAGTCCAAGTTTATAGACCTGGTCAGTAAATACAGTATCTTTCATCAAGTGCTCGATTATTGTTGTTCCAATCTTTATAACATCAGGATTTTTTCCGTTGTTAAGTCTGAACCTGAAAAGTTCCTGTCTCATTATCTCAAGGAATGGGTGGGTTGCATCCCATGTTTTAGCAGTTGCGGCATCAAGTCCGTAGTCTTTAACAAGAGCACCTTCTGAGTCATAAAACTTACCAGTCATAGCTACCTGATAATTTGCATTTTCCTGTCTCATAGCTATTGCATTTTTTATTTCCTGCAGAGTATCTTCAACATAAGAATCTTCTGCTTTTCTTGATGTTCCGTTAAAGTATATCATTTCACCAGCTTTTACTTTTAGCAAATCAGATGGGTCAAATGACTGTCTTGATACTATTACAGGCGGTTCAAACTGGAAGTCTGAATAAGAACCTCTCTGAAGTTTCCCCTTAGTACCTGTTTCTTCTCTTTTTACATAATCTCCAACCTGTTTTTTCTTTGCAACAGTTGTGTAGTCTATGTACACATTTGCTGCTGGTCCAAGCGGTTTACCTTTAAATAGTTTGGAATACGTATCATCAACACCATAAGGTGTCATTGTAGCGATTATTCCCATGTATGTTAAACACGATTTTGAAAGTGCCATTTATTTACTACCTCCTTATTATTTATTATATTGAAGCCTGAGTATAATCTTTTGCAAGAGTTGCCATAAATATTCCTTTATCCTGAAGAGCCTGCGTATTTTTCCATACAGCAATTGTAGTAGCTGCTCCTGCTGCTGCATTACCCTTAAGCCCTATAAGTTTTGACTCTATAACTTCTCCTCTTATTCTTACTCTCACCCTGTCCCCAGCTTTTCCATCATGCTCAAGTATACCAAAAGCATCGCCTGCAGCTAAAGCTAAAACCTTCTGATTTGTATTATCTCTTTCGAGTACCTGACCAGCTGAAGCGTCAGCCGTAAGCACATAGTATGCTGACCTCTGGCCTTCTACATTCACGAATAACTCATCTTTTCCATAGTCAGTTTTTGAACTCCAATATTTATCTGCCATTTAATTTATTCCTCCTTATTTATTTTTCTCAGCATATGCTTTTGCTGCAGCTGTGTATGGGTCTTCTTCTGTAAATTCACTTCCAGGTTCTGCTGCAAATTCGCCTGCCTGAATTATTGCTGGCATTTCATTAAAAATACCTTTAAACAATTCCATAGGACTTACTTTTCTATCATCTGAAAACTCTATTACAGGGTTATCAAATATAGACTCAGCAAACTCTTTTACCTTTGCTTCTACAGCTTTTGGTATTTTTGCTGAACTCATTAATTCAGCTACAAAAGAATCAACTTTTGTTTTCTTTTCAGTAGCTGCAAATTCGGCTATCTGCTTTCTACTTTCTGCTAAATCTGCTTTTAATTTCTTTTCTGCCTCTGTTTCTGCAACTGTTATAACTGGTTTTGCTCCGGTAAACTCGGCAAATTCCCAAGCTATAGTTCTTGCTGCGTCTTTCTCAGCATCTGAAAAACTTCCTTTTAGAGCTTTAATTACTTCAAGTTTATCTGCAAGAGACATACCATTTAAAGCTGCTAATATTTCTGCTAACGTCATTTGTTTACCTCCTTCTGAATATTCTATGTATGTATAAGTTAGTTCTGCACTATCTTGTGAAAAAGCCTTATCCAAATCTTTTATATGAGGTGGAGCATATCCTAAAAGTGCAACATGGTCTGCTTTTCCGTCTGCTGTAAAACCTGCTGAAAAGTCAGTATATAGTCTATTTATTACAGCTTCTTCAGTAACCACGTTGTAAGTAAATTCACCAAGCACAAATCCCTCATCTGTAATTCCTTTGTATTCAACAGTACCACCAGAAGGTATAGCTGTTCTTGGTATTCCCAAAGTTTTATAATCACCTACATGACCATAAATAAGTGGTATTACAGTATTTTCGCTAAATGCTGCTTCTACTTTTTCAGGTGTCCAGTTTCCCTTAGCACCGTAGTCTCCACATTTAAAAAATTTCTTTAGCAATTTATTCACCTTCCTCTTCAAGTAAATCTCTTCTTATTAACCCTGTTTTTACTTTATCTTTAAACAAAATTTTATCCATTTTGGTTATTGCTGCAAATTGTCTTTGTGGTAAATTTTCATTTCCGTTATTATGGGCTTCAGCATAACCACAATCACTTTCAAGCCAAGCAGAAGTATTTGTACTTCTTGAGTGCAATGAATTTCTAAGAGTTCCATGTTCTTCTAATATCTTAAGTCCTGGTGGTTTTCTTTTAAGCCTTTCAAAACTTAATTGTTGCCATTTAACACCATCTGGACTTTCCTCATTATCAAAACATTTAAGTGCTTCTCTTTTCATTACCTGCCCTATACCTTGCATTATTGGTCCAGTTGATTTTGCGTTCTTTTTAAGTTCTTCCATTTTTACATTGAACTTTGACAAATCAACTAAATAACCTACTTGTAATGTAGCTTCTCCATATTTCTTACGGATAGCCATTTTAATTCACCGATAAGTTAGTTGCAAAAGAACTTGTTACCCACTTTTTATAATATTCAGCGTTTGTTATTACTTCTGTGTTTGCAATTTTTATTCCAAGCTCTTTAGCTCTTGCTCTTGACATTGCAATAACTCTTGTTCTACAGTAAGTATGGTTTGGTGGGTAAATTGTACTCCAAATAGGGTCAGTAGCTTCAAATGCTAATCCATATAACAACTGACATATTCTTGAAGTTCTGTCATCCATTGTAACATCTAAAAACCATATTGGTCTTTCTTCTATTACTTCTATCTGCGCATCATATCTTGCTTTATTGTAAGCGATATTTGCACTTGTATCTACTATTGCTCTTAAGTTATAAGGATTTTCGCCTATATAACCACCTAAAAGCAATTCTTCTTTTTCCAATGTACCAGCTCTCATTGTAAGTTGAGTATAGAAATTATTATAAGCTTTTTCTGCTATTGCTTCTATTTCTTCTAACTTATCAAATATGGAAGGAACCTCATTTATTATACCACTTACAAAACTTACTTTATCTGTACTTAATTTTGTAACTACTTTTATATTATTTGCATTTAAAAATCCATAAACTGCTGTGGCAAACATTAACGCATAAACTACAGTGTTTTTGTCATTTGATTTGCCAAAGTCATTCTCAATCCAGTCATCAAGATTAAGTGCTTCCATCTTGCTATCAAACTGTTCCCAAAAATCATTGTCTTCCTCATCTATTAAAATCTCCTGTGCGAACTCAGAAAACGAACTCGGAGTACCGTTTTTCTGAGTATCTGCAACAGAAGTGGTACCAACATTTTCCCCTGCTGTTGACGGGTTTTTTCTTGTTATCTTTTTTACATTTTCAGCATTAGACATATTTTTATCTACTACAGTTATTTCTGACTCAGGTATTCCATATGTCTCTGCATAATATTTTACAGAGAAATTAACTCCCATTCCAGAAAGTAAAACATCTCTTTCTGCCTGGTTCTTTTTTAATGGGTCTGTATCAATATCTTCAAAAGCAAGATAATAATTTTTACCATCAAATCCATGCAATTCACCAAGCCAATTTATTAGTGGCTGGAATGCCTCCCTTATAAAAAGGCTATCATAAAAAACAAATTCCTCTTTTACGTCTGCATGAACTTTAGCTGCAGCATACGTTCCTTTTTCTGTTACGTCCTGAGTCAAAGTTCCACCAAGTATACTTCTTGATATTTTCTTTTCACAGAACATAGCTAGCTTTTCATATACTTCAGAACCAAGTTTTGACATATCTTGGAATTTCAAAGTATCATCTGTAGTGGCTCCTGGTTGTTTCGGGAGCGCAATAGTTAAATTTTCTATTGCTGACCTAAGAACTTTTAATGTTGCCCTAAGTTCTTCTTTTTTCTTTGCATCCTTCATCATATTGCCATCATAATTATATATTATCCATGGCATACCATACTTCTTAAGAAATTTTCCCCAAGTTTCTGCTGTGGTATTTTTCAATGCAAATACAGTATTTAAAGGCTCCAATATAGACTTTCCTAATGGTGCGTCTATAGTTCCTTGATAAACTGGGAATAAAAACTTTCTTTCAGGCACAGGTTTTGTATCAAATTTCCAACCATCTTTTCTATTGTATTTAAACCACCACCAAGGTTTCTTTTTAAGTTCCTTGATTGTCTGGTTTTCTATATCCCACATAATTTCTATGGCACAATATCCATAATACTGTGCTTCAAATATATTTTCAACAGCTAAAGGAATATTTACATCTTTTAGCAAGTTTTTAACTACAGTAACATCATCAAGTGCATTTACTGCTTTTATAGTCCAATCCCTCTTCAACAAACCATATCTTCTTGAAACTAACGCGCTTGATATATCCTCATCAATCAGCATTTCATCTACAGTGTTTGGTGTAAAGTTTGGAGCAGTAAAACCATTAACGCCATCAACATACAAACCATCTTTAATAGCAAATTCTGCCTCCATTAAATTCGGTTTCTGGTCTCTGGCAAATTCAGCCGCAACTTTTTCATTATACTCTATAGCTTCTTCTTTTTTATTTTTACGTCCAAATAGTGCCATTTTAACCTCCATATTGATGTGTTTACCTTGACTTTATGCAAAAAACGTGAAATCGCCCACGTTTTAGCCTATTTTAAGGTGGGTATTTATATTAAGAGTAAAAAGAAAACCCATATGGCTGATTGTAGGGGTGTGAATTTTTAAGTTTTCATCTTATTTTTAATATAAAGCTCGTTTTTAAGCTTATTTATATGATTTTAGTCTTGATTTTATTACCTTTTATAGAGCGCTTCATATTTTTCAACTATTTTATTACAAGACTCTCTATGAGTTAAGCATGCAGACCTTGATAATTCATGAGCTTCTATTAATAATTTACTTGGGCTTTCACCTGTATTAAACGCAAAATACAGTAAATCTGCAGTTGCTTCATCAAATCCATATTGTTCAATTAGCTCTTCTTTTGTGCTATGCATTATTTAAACTCCGTAATAGAAGAAATTATTTTGCTTCTTACTGTGATACTTTAATTTAAGCGGGAGCAAAGCATTATGGTCAATTTGTCCAGCTAAAACTACAACTATTAAAAGTATGAGTCCTGCTATAATTTTATTATTTGGCACCATTGTCATTTACTCCCATTTTCCACGTTTTATTATTATTATTAACGGTTTTTCTCTTAGTTGCTTGTTTTACGTGTAGCGCCCACTGGTTCCACTTTTTCACTGCCAGGACTTTACCTGGTATCCGTAAAATCGTCTGTGGAAATCACTAAGATTTGTATTATTTACAATTATGTTTTGCTACCATAAGTAGTTGCCAGTAAAGTCAACCTCATTCAGTTTAAATATAGAGTGTTCATCTAAAAGAGCTTCCTTAATATCAGCAACTTCATAACCTTCTAACCCATACCAAATAGCTGAAAACGTATGAGGGTCTATATTAAACTCTCCAGGTATTTCATCTCCAGTATTAGAGTCAAGCTTTATTGTCAAGTCTTCCAGCTCATTAATACAGTTTATACAATTATCAGCAATAAAAATATTCCTGAACCTTTTAACTTTTTTAGTATTCTGAACTCTTGCACCTTTTGACTTTGCCTCAGAAGCAGCAACTATATTAAATCCCTCTTGCTGGAAATAAGCAATAGTCTTCGGTTCAGCACCATCAGCGAATATTAAGTCTCCAGAGCTTCGCAATCCTTTCAGGTCAATTACAGTTCTATTATCTGTCATCTGGTTTTTATAGTATTCCCAAACAATGTAAAGGTCCTGTGCGTATTCATCTGTATTATCTATCCACATTTCCACAACAGCATTATAACTTGTTGAAAATCCAAAGTCCATACCAATTCTCTTTATATATAACTGTTTGCTGGTAATTTTTCTCATAGCTTCCTGATAAGGTAGGATTTTTATCTGTGGTAGCACTTTAGTTCCAATCGCCCCAAACCTACCAAGACGTGCTACTCTATAAAGGTCAACATCAATTTCTTCGAGTGCGTCCAACTTTTTAATATATGAGTCTTGCACAAACATATTATCATCAACTGTAGAATGGTGATAATATCTATCGAAGTGCTGATTCTTAA